GAACCCCCAAACAACTGGGATGACGATGACGATATTGCTCTCGCTAATAAGCTAGCTTCAAAGCTGCAAGAGCATGTGGATTTCCACGCGGCAGTTGCACTCGCCGAGATCGACAAAACCAGAACGATGATCGCTGACAATGCAAAGAAGATGGCGCGTGGGCTGCGAAAAGCGGCTCGTTGCGACATAGTCGGAGCAATTAGAGTCATGGGTAACACCAAGAACTCTTCAGCGGCGCTAGGCTCGATATCAAGTCGGTCGACGCGCAGGCAGAAATGGATCGCACAGGGTGACCCCGTTCGGGATAGGTACCTCCTTTATCAGTTGGGTATCAAGCCACTCATCAGTGACGTGCAAGCTGCAGCACGAGCACTCGCGTGGTATCTCGACCGTCCGCAGTACCAAAAGGTACGTGCGCAACGTAAGAAGGACGACAAAACAAAAGTCGTCGACGGAACAACGGCGTACTATGCTAGCAGAACCATGGTGATGGCACAATACATCGCCATACTCAAGTCAACTCCTCCGGCCGCCGATGTATTAGGCGTCACCGACATAGCTTCCGGTTTATGGGAGCGGGTTCCACTTTCGTTTGTAGTCGATTGGTGGATCCCAATTGGGGGTTGGTTAGAGTCGCTAAATGCGAAACGAGTGTTCGGTGAAGTGTTTACCGTGAAAACGGTTGTAACGCGTACTCACCAGTCGATTGAACAGTCTCGCCAAGAAAATGGCATGACGTTCGCGGCAAACCGGGACACTAACCTGTTCCGGGTGTCACTCGTCCGCACGTGCGGGCACGGGATTGATGCTCCGCTTCCGACGTTCAAGCCCCTGTTTCATAAGGACAAGGACGTTCGAACCAGACACACTCTCGAGAGCATAGCCTTAGCTCACAAGTATGCGCAGATCCTCGACAATCGTGCGGCGCGCAAAAGCGCGCGGCCACGGTAGCCGAGCCAATAACCCTCCTTCAGAAAGTTCGTTATGAGTAATATCTCAAACATCGCCGTTTTTGACGGCGCCGCCACACCGGTCCTGCACACTCTTGTGCCGATTTCCGTCGAGAAGACGGGGAAGACGACCAATCGCATTGAAGCGTTGTGGCGCGAACAAGTAGCTTCCTTGCCGACCTACGCTCAAGTGTCGGCGCGGATGTCGCTGTCACGCAACCCGAAGTCGGGTGTGTGGCACGTGGACTTCCGTATCGAAGTGCCGGTGATGGAGAGTGTTAGCGGAGCCAATGCGGCTGGTTACACCGCTGCGCCGAAAGTGGCGTACGTGGACACCAGCGGGTTCTACGGTCACTACCACGAACGTGGTAGCATCGCTTCACGTCGACTGTGCAAGCAGATGGTCACCAACATGATGACCAACACGCCTACCACTGTTCCGGCAATCACTGCCGGGATTATCGACGAACTGGCGTCGCAGCTTATCTGCGTCTCCTGATGGATCGGCTCACAGCGGCTGTGCTGATATCAGTGCTCACCGTATTATTGGTGATGTCACTGCTCAGCGGCGCTCGCATCGTAGCCGGTTAGACCTGCCTTAGTTTCCAATTAGGAGCTACCATGGATATCAATGCTTGGCAAACACCTCCCGATGATGTAAAATGCATGGACATGGCTCGCGCCGTGGCGTCTGTCTTTGCTGACAGGCTCCCGGCAGCTCACCCCCTGGTTGCTGCGCTCACGCGCGGTGACTGGGAGGGTGTGGCCAAGTTTCGTGTAGATTATAGGGTAGCGCCCGAGGAAGTATTCCTCGCATCGCAGATTATTGCCCTCTTCAAGAAGGCTCCGTTTCTCCCGGTTGATACTAACCCGGATGAAGCCGCTTTTGCGAAGTTCGTCGAATCCGAAGCGAATTGCGAAAGGATCAACGAGTTATTCAGACTGCGCGTGGAGGGTCGTTTTTGCTTCGACCCTCTGGTTGAGAAGATTCTTTTTTCTTCCTCCCGAAAAATCGCAAAAGTCCTGGGTGATTTGCCTGAATTCTCTAGTTTGAGCTTTCGGTTCACCAGTGGCGCTTCTACTGAGTTAAAGAAGAAGGAGACGTCCATCAGAAGTCAATTGATGGCGGATCTCGCATGCAGTGAAAGCATGTATCGCAGCGGCCTCGCGGCGCGCACGATGCAGGCTGTCCCACACTGGAGTAACTCGCAGTTCGCGCCTGCTCCAGATGGGCCTCGAAGTAGCCAATGGCGTGATGTTGTTCTAGAGAGGGCGGGTTACACCGTCTCCTACGAAAAACACATCCCCAGCCGGCTGGATGCCGGATATGATTACGGTGGTAACGTCGGTTATGACGCCCCATATTGCCCGCTGCGTGAAATACCGCTTTGGGTCCGTATCGATAACGCTATCTTCGAGTTCGTTCCGAAGACCGCCTTCGAGTCTCGTGTCATCATCAAAGAGCCACCGCTGAATAAGTATGTTCAGACGGCTTATGGTGATTTGATACGCGAGAGGTTGAAGACTGTGGGTCTTGACATCAGGAAGCTGCAGCCACGTCAAAGTGAGCTTGCACGCCTGGGGTCATTAACTGCCGCATTAGCAACGGTGGACCTAACCAGTGCTTCTGACAACATCGCTTATTTATTGGTGATGGATCTCCTTCCGTACGACTGGTTCGATGCTCTAGACAACTGTCGGAGCGAATCGGTGTATAACGGTGGAAAAGACACAGTTCATGTCCTGGAGAAGTTCTCAGGCATGGGCAATGGGTATACATTCCCACTTCAGACGCTCATTTTCTGGGCGATCGTGAAGAGCTGTGTAGAGATTGTCAGCTGTGAGGACGATACTGTGAGCGTTTACGGTGACGATATCATATGTCCCGTGGAATGCATCCCCAACGTTCTCCATGTGTTCAGCGCAATCGGTTTTCACATCAACCAGAGTAAATCTTTCTGGGAGGGTGGGTTCCGTGAGAGCTGTGGCACTGACTGGCTATTTGGAATAAATGTTCGTCCGATTTACATCAAAGATTACCTTTCAATAGAGAAGCTTTATACGCTTCATAACGGCTTTTTTCGCTTAGGCGAGTACGAAGCCGCTGAGAGGGTGCTGTCTTATATAGGATGCGAGGAT